TTAAAAGTTATAATTTTATTATTTCTATCAATAGCATTAAAAATTTCTGTTACTTTTTTACGCAGTTTAAGAAAATCTAATATTTCTGAATCTGATTTATCTTGATTTTCTAATAATTGTATTTCAAATAAGAATTCATCTTTTGTTGAATCTGAAAAATCTTTAAATTTGATTTTCTTATCTTGTGTTAATTTTTTAAGAACCGATTTATATCCCTGAAAATCATATCCAATAGGTATTTCAGTTATAGTTAATTTAGATTTGTTTTTAGAGTCACGTTTAATAATACCTTCAATAATCCATTGACAAGGATTTTCCCCTTGTATAATATTACCTTTAAATCCTTTAAAATATGGCTTTAGTTGTAATTGTTCTTGTTTTTCTTTAGGACTAAACAAATATGTTAAGCATTCAATAGGATTTCTAGGTAATATCTCTTGTTTAAATCCGCTTGATACACCTGAACTTCCATTAATTGCCAAATATGGCAAACTTGGAACAAAGAATAAAGGCTCAATTTTAGTTCCTTCAAATTCTTGTTCTATTAATACATCTCTTATATCAAATGTATTAAATAATACGTCTTTTCCGTATGTATAAATGTATCTTGGGGCGGCAGGATTGTTGATAAATCTTGTTCCAAAGTTACCTGATGGATAAAGTAAATTAATATTATTAGTGCCTACATAATTTCTTGCTAAAGTAACTATCGGATTATACATTGAGCCGTGCAAGAATTCTGTAAATGCTTGTGCTTGTGAGTCAAAATGTAGAACTTTTATTTCATCTTTGATTTTTTTCTTTAAACAGAAAAATAAAATTTTTCTTGATGTGTTCTTTTGTCCGTCTATTGCTGAACCTATCATTCTAATTGTAGAATATGAAGCATAATTGACGGCTTCCTCCAAGAAAAATTGCTTTAACGATTGTGTTCTCATTATTAACCTTTTTTTAATTGATTGTCGTATTATAAGTTAATTTCGCTTAATTTAATATAAAATATTTATAGTGTTAAATTGGGATAATTAATTTGTAGAAATAAAAAATGGAAGTCGTATTGCAAATTGACTTCCATTATCAAATAAACGTTTAGTTCCACCTATTGGAGCGACAAGTTTTTAATCTTACTTAATTTTTCACTCCCACCACTCTTACTCGTCACCTTGTTAGCCAGCATTTAGTCAGTGACTTCATATTCGATGTTGTAATTATATATTAGAAATCCTTAAATTATGCTTAAACAACATATTCTGTAAATTCATTTTTTAATTGATTTTCTAATTTTTGAATTAAATCTTCATACATTTTAATTGTTTTCTTATAATCATTAATCTTTTTAGTGTTTTCTTTGATTTTATCATTAGTCGCATATGAAGAAAAATTATCATATTCTAAATTAGATATTTGAAAATTAAATTGTTCTATCATATCTTTATATGATGATATTTTATTTTGTAATTTAAGATAATGTTGAAACATTTTGTTATCCTTTATTTTCTCTTAATCTAAATAGATTTATTATAAAAATTTGGATATTCAGTAATTAATTTTTGTAATCTTGAATTTATAAACTCTAAATCTTCCTTTAATTCGGCTATATAGTGTAAATTTGGATTAGAATTTATTTCTTGTTTAGTAATTTCATTTAATAAATTCATTGTTTGTAATCTATATTCATAAAAATAATCATCAAATTGTTCTTTTGTTTTAATTTTCATATCCCACAATCCTTAATTTTTAATAATTAAAATCTCTTAATTTCAATAGTTACAATAGTATCGTAATGAAATCCGCCGTGCGGAACTAATAGAATTTTTTGAATTTCAAATCCTAGAGTTTTACCAATACCGCCTGAATTCCAACCAAAAGAAATCACTTTTGAATTAAGTTTTGTTATTCTTTGAATTTCTTTTTTAATTTTAGTCCAATAATCAGATTTTGATTTATCACCTAAAGACAAGCCAATGTTTTTATAGCATTCTGCTAAAGCACGGTTGCTGTAAGGTGGGTCGAACAACACACCATCAACACTATTATCATCAAACATTTTAAGAAATTCTAATGCGTCTAAATGATAATCTGTATCAAATTCAGGATTTAAATCATTTGTTACTTTAGCATATCCCATTGATTTTGATTTATTTGCAAAAGGGTCTATCCAAAACAAATTTTTATCTACTTCTAAATCTAATAAATCCCTAATAGGTTTAATAGTATATGTATTTTTATTAGGCATAGCCCACTTACGTTCAAATATGATATTGTCATTTTTAATTTCCATTTTATGCTCCTTGTTCTCTTAAATGTAATTCGTGTTTAATAGTTTCTATATTTTGTTCCGCTATTAACATCTCTTTTTTAACTTGTTTTCTATAATTATAGAAAAAAGCACACAAATCAGGCAATACTCCTGTTATTTTTTTAGTAAATAATGCACCTGATACACCTGCTGAAATATTATATTTCTTAAGCAAACCATTAAATTTAGTTAATTTGCCACTGAAATAATCGTTTAATCGTCTATCTTCATCTTCATCATTAAATAATTCATTTCTTAATTTTAATAAATCTTCAGGAATTTTATCATCTGTTAAATATGTTTCAGGACTCATATTAAAAGCACGTATTGCTAAGTTAATATAAGCAGAGTTAATATCAACAGAAATTACCCACTTATGCTTACCTGTTAATGGGTCTTTTACAAATCCACCTTTTATAGGCAATTTAGGATTTTCTTTTTTATTAGGCAAAATAACATTTTTCTGATAGCAATAATTATTAATCAAATTCGACCAGGGTTTTAATGTTGATAATGCTTCATCAAGATTAACTGCCATAATAGAAGCAAGATATATTATTACATTTGTTAATTGTAATTTTTCATCTAAATCATTTAATAAAACAACGTCTATTATTGCATAATGTATAAATTGATTATATGCTATTGATTTTGCTTTTTGATAATCTTTATCAACATATGCGTCATACATTTTAGATTCAAATTCATCAGTAGGACGACTATCAGGCATTATATAAGATTCACCTGTTCTAAATCCATTAAAGTTACTGAAACAATCGTGATTAATTTTATTATATCCTAATTCTACTTTAGTTATATAATCAAGAGAATAAGAACTTCTAGGGTCACGAATAAATTTTTTATATAATTCTAAATAATCCATATAAAAAATTCCAGGTGCTTGAATAGAATATTTAAAGTCTGTATTAAAATTTTCTTTAAGTTCTGATTTACCAAAACAACTAAATTCAGGCTCTAAATTATTTTTAATAGCACGCTTAAATAAGTAAGGATAGTCGAAATTTGCTCCATTAAAAGCATAAACAATTAAAGGTTTTAATATTTTAATTAATTTAAAATAAGATTCTAATAAATGTTTTTCATTATCACAATATAGATATTTTACTAAATTAACATTATATTTAGAATAATCTTGTAATTCAACAAATCCTGATTCTCTTAATCCTAATATAAATATATTTCTTGTTTTATGGTCGTAAATTTGAATAGTAACTATTGTTTCTTTTGCTTCATCAGCATTAATTCTTGCATTAGATGTTGTTTCTATATCTAAGAACCATACATCAGGCTCTAAGTTATATCTAACATTTTGTAAATCCCAAAAATTATCTCTTAAGAAAACTTGACCTGGATTATGTGTGCCATATGCTTTACTAGGTTTAGAATTAGTTTTTTGAAGTTTTATATCATCTAATAGATAATTAAATTGTCCTGAACTTGATTCTTCATAATACTCAAATTTTTCATTTATTTTAAGTTTAATGGATTCATTGTTTCTTTTTACTCTTGCATAATATTCAAAAGGTTTATCAGCGTTGTTCCAATATGCTTCAAATAAATCATTTTTTAGAATTGTTGTTGTTTCTGCCATTTTCAACCTTTTTATCTCTGTAAGATGTGTATATAACTTCTATACAATATATTGTAAGTATTCCTGATACTAAAGATAAACAAATATCCATAATTAACTCCTGTATTGTTTTTAAAAATTAAATTATAGTTCAACTATACTTAAAAATTTATTAACTCTTTCGTCAGTTGTGCCTATTAAATCAAATGTTATAAGTCCATATTCTCTTATAATTTCATCAAATATTTCATTAATTCTATTTCTATATTTTGTGTCTATACTTCTAAATCCGTCAGGAACAACATCAAATTCAGGTCTAGTAATAAAAATATAGTCAAATTCATCAATATGTTTATTAAATTGTTCCTTTACTATTTCTAATGTTTTATTAGTCATTTGTCCTAATTCTCTAAAGTATCTTGAATAGCAAAACACATCTAATATACTTCTATCATAAATTGTAGGTTTTGTGATTTGTAGTTGTTTGATTGTTGCGTCTAATATTCTTAATTGCGATTCGTCGTCAGATTTTTCATTAACCTTTACACCTTCTTTAGTGAGATTTCTTACCATTTCGATAACAAAATCAAAATCTTTAAATTTAGGTTGCTCTTGCAAAGCCCTTAATAAAGTTGTTTTGCCACTACATTGTGTTCCTGATATTAGAATTTTCATCGGTTTATAGATACTCATTTTAAACTCCTTAATAGAATATTTTTACTCTTTTAGTGATTATAAATGAATTTAACTTAATTTAAGATAAATTATTG